AGGTTGTTGATAGTAGTCAGAAGGGACGCCAGTACATGAGGTCAAGGCCAAGGACAATGACCGCTAACAAAAGTATTACCCTTTCAAACTTTTCCCATGGGGTCATCATGAGTCGTCCCCTCCAAAGTCCCAAAGCTCAGGGTACAGTAGTTTTACAACAGCCTTGGCGGTGTCGATGTCAATGGTCAAGTCCTCGATCCACGAGCCATCGTCAATGTAGTTGTCAGCAGACTGCATGAGGTTTGTCAAAGCGTTACTCAGCAGGTCAATCTTTTCTTGGTCAGTCATTTCAATCTCCTAATAAATCAATTACTTTTAAGGGGTCAGTCCCATCGTATACCGCATCGTATGAGGGATACAGCACAAGGCACTCATCGTTGATGCCCACGCATCGGCCATCGTTCAGGATGAGGAAGTCAACCCAGCATCCCCCGCCTGTGTTCTCTGTGAAAGATTTGTCTATGTATTTCATTTAAATTTCTCCTTGATGTAGTCCATAGCTTCTTCTTTGGTATCGAAGCCGAGGTAGTCGCCGTTCTCGTCTATCCACTCATCTGTGGTGTTGCCGTAGATAACCCAGATGTCGCCTGATCGCTCAACGTGCCAACAGTTTGGGTCATTGAAGTTCTCCATGTACAACTCGTGCACGATCTTCTTGCATGTCTCGTCACCCTCCCCTGTCAGTCGCGCTAACTCAGCGGGGTGGTTCTCGTTGAGCAGTTCAATGATCTCGTCTTTGAGTTTCTCGCTTTGTTCCTCCTTGTATGCTTGCTCATCTATCGAGCGTTGGTGCTCGGCCAGTAGGCCGTTGTAGTAGCTATCTATTCCTTGCATATCATTTCTCCTTTTCTACATAGGCGGCATTGCCTGTTTGGTATCGGTACTCTTTGGCTTCTTTCTCAGCCTCACGCTTGGTGGCAAACTCCCCGAGTAATGTGCCGTTGTGGTTTCTAACTACATACTTCATTGCTTTCTCCTTTGGTTATGCTTCACAGTGAATGGCATCGAACAACGTACACAGTACAGTCGATGACTCGTAGGTTTGAGCCATTGTGATGGCCTCTTGTAATAATTCTTTGGTGAGTAGCTTGCGGTTGAGAAACCGCACCGCAATCAGTGGATCTTCAGGGTAGACCGCCTCGCTGATAAGCTCAAGCAAGAAGTCACAGCGTCCCTCCATGGCATCACGCACAGCGTCAAGCAAGTCCTCTGTCTCCCAGTAGTCATCATCATGCAAGTGGCCGAAGTACTTGCTGTCGCTCTGTTTGTTTGCACTACCGAACTCGTCAACGTACACAGTACTGTCGTAGTCTTTGCTGTCGTACTTAGTCCACCACCCTGTCAGTCCTGTGTCGTACTTGTATGTTTTGTACTCAGGCACAGTCGGGTCGCGGTCAACGGGTAGGCTATCCCACACCACCTTGAGTACCGCATCCGCTAGGGCTTGGAAGTGCACAATGTCTAGGTTCTCTCGGTCACCATGCTCGTTGTAGTAGCCCACGCTGATGTTGGTACATTCGGGGATGATGTCTGTGAACTCCGCAGTGTCGGTATACACGCCAGTGTCATCGGGTGAGTACATGAGCGTATCGTCAAAGGCGTTGAGATCATTGGCCAGTGCCTGACAGAACACATCGGATGCACAGCGACCCATACCTTGATGACTGATGACGCTGTCGATACCTCGCCTGTCGAACGCAATAGCCCGATCGAATTGAGCAAGCAAGTCTGTGTGATGCGTAGCGATGTGCTTAGCACCGATACCTCCGCACTCCTCGCCTTGGCTGAAGATGTAGTAACCCTTGACGTCAGCATGTATCAGGTGCATGAGTATGGCCACACCCGCACCATCGTCAGCACCGAGAGGTGCTCCGTCTGCGTACCACATAGACTTGGTCTTCCTGATCTTGTTAGCCCCGACCTCGCGGTGTACTGTATCAACGTGAGCGATGAACAGTGTCTTACTGCCTGCGATGCGGTTGTCGATGTGTAGGTTGCCTGCACCATCCACGGATGTGAACGACTTGAGTTCTGCGGGTAAGGTATTGAATAGCCACTCAGTGAAGTCAGAGACGGCCACAGTATTGTGAGGACGCTTGACGGACAACGCACGGGCTAGGGTTTTGTGTAGTATTGATTTCTTGTTCATGTTCATTCTCCTTGGGTTTCTAAGTATTTGTTTGCGATCTCATTGGCTTGTGCCATGAGGTTGGTGCTGAGTTCGTTGCGGATCTGTTTGGTAAACACATCGTTGTCCATAGCACTGACGAAGGCACTACCGAAGGTGCGCTCAGCGAGTAGTACCTTGCCATCAAGCGTGTAGGTCAGGCTGATCTTGACGTTAAAGTTACCGACCGAGTAGTCCCATATCATCAGCACCTTGTCGAGCATCTCCATCGTGAGCATGGTAGGCATGCCCTCGTCCTCATCAATGCGCTCGTCAGCAGTCGCATCTGCTATGTGCTGTGGTATGTAGTTGTCGTGGTAACGCTGACCCTCGTGCTCAGTCCACTCCTCGCAGTCATCGCTGTACCAGTTGCCTGACTCAGCGCATTGCCAACAGCCATCGTCAACCTTCTTGAACTCATCGGTGTCCTCGGTGCGACAGATGCGCTCATCGTCAAGGTGATACCAGTCACCATCAACCTCGACAGCGTTGTCCATCTCCTCGTAGTCACCATTCTCAAGCTCAACGATGTTGTTGTCACCGAGATAGTCTTGGTCGTAATGCTCACTACTGGACTCGACATACACCACGTTGTCCTCATGCACATAGTACTGATGACCCCGTCTGCCGTACACATACTGGTAGTTGTCGTTTCTGCAACTGTCGCAGACCTGAGTGTCTTCACCACGTCCAACCCAGTACCCGTCATCGTTGGATGTGCGGTCACCGCAGTCATCGCACTCGAAGTAGTCCTCATCGTTGTCGTAGGTGGGATACCCGCCAGTCTGATCGCAGGCATATTCTCCATCGCTGTCGATCACAAGCGCCTTAGCCCCTGCGTCAATCGTCACGTTCTTCTCACCGCCATCAAGATAGGGTGCAAGGAAGTGATCGCTTGCCTCGTGGTACGCCAGCCTCTCGCCATCCTCCCAGTAGTTCTCCTTGGTATAGCCCTGCTCACGAAGCCACGTATCCATGCCGTCATCTGTCTGACTGTAACTGGTCGCATTGGCTGGGCGTAGGTAACTGCGCACGAAATACTTCTTGCCATCTACGGGCTGGGTCATACACAGCGCACGCCCCATCGTGTCATCGCCCTCGATGCGCACCGCCATGTGCCATCCGAACTTGGGGTCATACGTCTCGTAGGGGTGACGGGTCACGCCGTCTCTGCACTTAACGCCTCGGTCATCGCCCCATACCATGCAGGACTGTGGCCCACGATGTAGATGGTAGATCATCTCGGCGGTAGTGTGTACGAACTGGAACCGAGCCGCTGAGCCGTAGCGTGAGACAAGATCACGGATGGTGTGATCGGGTAAGTCAAAGTGGCGAGTGAGATACTTGCCGACCGATGTGACAGTCTGAATATCTTTCTGACCCTTGGCCTCGTTCTGTGTATAGGCAATCTTTGAGCGATCACCTTGGGACTCATGCGGATGCTCAAGTAGCAGTTGATGCCAGTCTTTGGGACGCACTAGCTTGATGGCCGCATTGATGACCTGATGCACAGGGTACTTGTCGAACTCGCGGATGATCCAGTACCTAGCCTCATGCTTGTCGCGGATCGCCCTCATCACATCCTCGTCATCCGATAGATGCCATTGGCGTCTAAGCTCACCATCGACACGGCGTATTGCATCGTATGCTCTGCGCATGGTGTCGACCATGTCTTGCCAGTCGTATGTGTTGTTTGTTGTTGTCATTGCTTTCTCCTTTTAAAGTGGGTCACTGTGACCCGTTAGTTGGTTGTCTTTGTTGCGCTTGATACGAAGTAGTCGAAGACCTGATATGCCAAGCCGTACGCCCCGAGGGTGTACATGGCCAGCCAGATGTATCCGACACCTACCTCCACCATCATCGTGAACCCCATGTACACCATCGCCATGCACATAGCGGTAAAGATGAGGGTTGCTGCTTTCTCTGTGATTGTTTTCATTTCATTTCCTTAAGTTACAAGTGCCGTGTGATTTCAAGGTAGGGTGCGACTGCCACACGGCGAAGCAGTCACACTTTCGGGTCAACGTGACCCGTTTTCTTTCAGGATGGGTACAGCCCATGCCATGTCGGAGGTACGAACTCGCTTGGTTTCATGTCCTCCATCCATGCAAGGGCTTGCCTCATCTTGCCAATAGTTTCTCTGCGCTTGTCAGTCGGTGCGACTGCGTACTCACGCTGAACTAACTCAAGCTCTTTCGTTGTGCGTTGCTTGAGTCGCTCGATCTTGGTCAGCCCCCTGCTCGGTGCAGGAGGGCGTTGTGTTCTTTGAAAGGGTAGCTTGCGCTTGGTGCGTGGCGTTACAGGGATAGCCTCAAAGAGTGCAGTAATCTCACGCTTCTTATGATCGGGCATCCAGTCTGTCCAATGCGAGCCGTTGTTTGGGATGTCACTGTCTTGTGCCAGTTGGGAGGGCGTGAGTCCGTGGATTTGGTATCCCTCCAGTTTCATCAACATCTTTTCCAGCACCTTGATGTATGCGGTGAACGCAAGGTCACGCTCAGGTGTGGGATGTACGCTCTTGTACCTTACTCCAACTTGTGCATTAGTCATCTCGTACTTCAGCGGTGACATCAGGTCACGCCATAACTTTGCGTGATGTGTTCGCTTGATCTTGTCGGTTCGTTGTGCGTTCTTATCAGCGAGTACCTTGTCACGCAGTGCATACCTCTGATTAAGCACATATTCTTGGTACTCCTCAAGCGTCTCAGGTACTTTGATTTTCGCCTTCCTGAAGGTTTCTTTGACGTCCTCGGGAAAGGATGTGGGCAACGGCTCACGCATCAGATGGTTGTGAAGCTGCTTTGCGCTGAGTTTGTAGAGGTTGACTTGCTTGGGCGGTGTTCGCCTGATGTGTCGGGTATCCATGACTAATGCACCTTTTAATGTTGAGGGGTACGAAACTGTCCGTAACTAATCGCATCGGACAAGACATTGGACATCGCAAGACCGCATGAACACTGGCTCTCACGAAACCTGTCTCGATTATATATCGTTTTTAAATAACAAACAAACCAAAGGATAAAAGCAAGGGTGTCTGAACGCATGGAAAAATGCACACATATATAGACACACTCCTATATATATAAATATATTTAAAAAGATATAATAATAAGACAGTTTTTGCGGACGCTAGGATTCATGCGGGGTTGCAGTGTCTGAGACGCTGGAATTGTTGAGTAATTATGGATAGGTAGGAAAATGGTGAGACTAATGCACATTTATGACTTTCGGGTCATTATGACCCGTATTTCTTGCCTCGCTTCCATCTCCTCGACATGCCTGAGCATGAAGCCACGCTTCACATCACGCTCGATCTTCTCCATGTACTTGGGGCGTTGCTCGTTGTTCCACTTAGCGAGTGCGATTTCTTTGGGTGAGTAGTGATTGAATTTGGACATGAGGTTCTCCTTGAATGTTAATGAGAGTGATTCGCAATACGATTTGCGTTAGACAAGAAACGAAACACCGAGAGAAGCTCTTTCTCTCAGGTTCGCAGAAAAAACTGGGTCACAGTGACCCGAAAATCATGCAACGAGAGCTTTCAGGGCTTTGCGTTGCTCTGCGGGTGTGAGCTTGTTGAAGGCTTCGATGATTTTCGCAACAGGGTCAAGCGGTTCTTTCCTTGCGCTTGAGGTTCTGCGTGTAGTTCCCTCGATCATGTGCATCATGTCACGCACCACAGTCTTCGTGGTTTCATACTTAGGGTTCTTCGTGATGAGTGACACCTTACCCGTGACATCATGCACCTTGAAACCCGCTTTACCCACTTCCATCTTGGTACATGCCCACTCGATGACGATAGGTCTGCATGCTTCCACTGTGGTGTAACCCGCATCCTTCATGCCCTGTATGAGCTTGACCCGTGAGTCAGCGAATGTATTGAGTGTGTTAAATGCTTTTGCTTTGTTTGTCATGTTGTTTCTCCTTGAGGTTGATTGAATTGCCTAGGGCTGACTACCTTAGACAACTTCTATTGTGCATACACCCCCTTTTGATCGCTATCGAGAGCCTTTATCTACCCCTTTTCCCTACCTTTTCGGGTCACTTTGACCCTGTTTTGGGGTGTTTTTGGCTGTATTCGACCCCTACCCTACCCCCACCACCACATATAGGCGATGCCACCCCCTGTCACATACGAACACTGTTCCATAACCGCACAACAAACTTTGTAATAACTTAGTACTAAAAAGGCACCCCCCACAAATTTTATAAAAATTGAGAAATACCTGTGTCTAACGTTAGACAACCCCTCTGTACAGACAAAAAAAAGCCCCGACCTTGCGAGCCGGGGCTAAAGATGGCAACTGCTTACCATCAAGGAGAAAGCAAGCGCTTGCGCACCCACTCAATTTGAGTGTACATTATCTACATCGCAGGTTCAAGGGCTTATGCGCAGATGCTAGATCACTTAATCAATTTTGAGCCAGAGGTGCAGGAGCACCCGGGTAACTTCGTCCCCATGGACAAGACTGACCCAGCGGATGCCGTGGATGGAATGTCCAATACAGTCGATTGGCTGAAAGAACTGGGCGCGGTGGACACAGATACCTTGGTCAATGAGCACCAAAGCCAAGCAGCACGTACTGCTTTCACCAACATCGTTACCGCCAAACCTGCGGAAATCACGCATACCTCTCTGGCAAATATCAAAACGCCAGAAGCCGTCCAAAGACTTGTGGGCATGCTTTCAGCCTATGACTGGGAATTTGTACAGCAAGCTAAACAAATTCGTGGCTACACAGTGGCCAAGCTGGTAGAAGAAACCGAACACCCCAACGCCAATGTACGCCTTAAAGCGCTGGTTGCCCTAGGTAAAGTGACGGAGGTGGGACTCTTTACCGAACAAATTGAGGTCAAGAAGACCGAGATGTCAGACACCGAGTTGGAAGTGCGGATCAAAGACAAGCTCAACAGGTTCATGGGCGTCATAGACGTTGTAGACGTTACGGAAGAGGACTCTGATGAAGCGTGACGCTTTTACAACACTCAGTAAGATTGAGTTGGAAGCCATGCAAAAGGCGCTCCCGTACATGAGCGTGCAAGAAAAGATGGAACTCTTTGAGGACTTGGAACTTCGGGAGAAACGCGCCAGTTTAAAAGCGGCTAGCACCAACATGCTTGGGTTTGCACAGGCGGTATACCCCAACTTCAAGGTCGGCCCCCACCACAGGAAGCTGGCTAAGATCTTTACGGACGTAGTTGAGGGCAGGAAGAAGCGGGTGATTATCAACATTGCGCCTCGTATGGGTAAGTCTGAGTTCTCCTCCTACCTGTTCCCTGCTTATTTTTTAGGCAAGTACCCAGAGAAGAAGATCATCATGGGCACGCACACTGCGGGTCTGTCAGAAGACTTTGGAAGGCGCATCAGGAACTTGATTGACTCGGAGGAGTACCGTGAAGTCTTTCCTCAAACGCTTGTGGCAGATGACCAAAAGGCTGCTGGAAAATGGTCTACTAGCGCTGGTGGTCAGTACTATGCTGCTGGTGTCGGTGGAGCATTGGCCGGTCGTGGCGCTGATCTGTTTGTTATTGACGATCCTCATTCTGAACAAGATGTGAAGTCTAACTCTAGACTTGCCTTTGATACGGCGTGGTCTTGGTTCCAAACGGGCCCATTACAGCGTCTGATGCCGGGTGGTGGGATCATCATTGTGATGACTCGCTGGTCGCTCTTGGATTTGACCGGACGCTTGATTGACTACCAGACCAAAAACCCAGAAGCGCTGCCTTGGGAGATCGTGGAGTTGCCGGCCATCCTGAATGATGGAGAGGAAGACGAGAAGTCCCTCTGGCCAGAGCAGTGGTCGCTTGAGGCGCTAAAGTCCACCAAGGCAAGTATTGACCCAAGGTATTGGAACGCTCAGTACATGCAGCAGCCTACCGCTGAAAACTCGGCCATTGTGTCCAGAAAGATGTGGCGGATCTGGGAGGCAGACGAGCCGCCAACGTGCGAGTACATCATCCAGTCTTGGGATACCGCGTTTGAAACCAAGAACAACTCGGACTATTCCGCCTGTACGACGTGGGGCATTTTCTACAACGAGGAAGAAAATAACGCGCCTCAAGTCATCTTGCTTGACGCTCTTAAAGACAGGATGGCGTTTCCCGAACTCAAGGTTGTTGCGCTCAAGCAGTACAAGGAGTGGGAACCTGACGCGTTCATTGTGGAGAAAAAGGCGGCTGGCGCACCACTAATTCAGGAACTCCGGGCATTGGGAATCCCAGTCCAAGAGTTTTCCCCAAGCAGGGGCAACGATAAAATGGTACGGCTTAATGCGGTTGCGGATTTATTCAGCAGTGGTAAAGTCTGGGCACCCGACACTCGCTGGGCACGGGAAGTAATTGAAGAGATGGCCGCGTTCCCAGTTGGGGAGCACGACGACTACGTGGACACGACAACACAAGCGCTGCTACGCTTTAGGCAAGGCGGCTTTATCAGTTTGGACACGGACGAGAAAGATGAGCTTGAAATCTTTCGCCGCAGAAGACACGAATACTACTAGGAACACACATGGCAACGAACATCGACAAAGCGCTGTACCAACAACCACTGGGCATTGATGCGCTGGGCGAACAAGAATCCCCCCTTGAGATTGAGATTGTTAATCCAGAAGAAGTCACCATCGGTATGGACGGGATGGAAATTAACCTCAAGCCCGGAGAAGAAGATACCGAAGAAGGCTTTGACGATAACTTGGCGGAGTACATAACCGATGGTGCCTTGCAGTCGCTGGCTGGGGACTTGGTGTCTGACATTGACAACGACAAGAATGGCCGCAAGGATTGGGAGAAGACGTATGTTGACGGTCTGAAGCTTTTGGGCTTGCAGATGGAGGAGCGTACAGAACCTTGGAACGGCGCATGCGGTGTGTTCCACCCCATGATTACAGAAGCAGTTGTGCGCTTCCAAGCCGAGACAATCACTGAGACGTTCCCAGCTTCTGGCCCTGTGCGTAGCAAATTGATTGGCAAAGAAACGCCAGAGATGAAAGAAGTTGCGTCTAACGTTGAAGACGACATGAACTACGAGTTGACGGAAGTCATGACGGAGTACCGCGCTGAACATGAGCGCATGCTTTGGTCATTGCCAGCCACAGGCTCAGCGTTTAAGAAGGTCTACTATGATCCCAATTTGGGACGTCAGGTCTCCATGTTTATTCCTGCGGAAGATATGTATCTGCCGTACGGCACAACGGATTTGGATACTTGTTACCGCATCACGCACGTCATGCGCAAGACCAAGAACGAGATTATTAAACTTCAGCAAGTTGGCTTCTACCTTGACATTGACTTGCCTGACTCTCCCAAAGACTTGACGGATATTCAGAAAGCCAAGGACAAAGAGACAGGCTTTAGTGACTTAAACGACGACCGTTACACCCTGTATGAGTGCCACGTTGACTTGAACCTTGAAGGTTACGAGGACAAAGATGACGCAGACGAAGAGACTGGCATCATGCTGCCGTACGTTGTCACGTTAATTAAAGGCTCTAACGACATCTTGTCAATCCGCCGCAACTGGAAAGAAGAAGATGACCTCCGCCTTAAGCGCCAGCACTTTGTGCACTACCAATATATCCCGGGTTTTGGAGCTTACGGCTTTGGACTTTTCCATCTTATCGGAGGCTTTGCTAAATCCGCTACCTCCCTCATGCGGCAACTTGTCGATGCAGGAACCCTTAGCAACTTGCCCGGTGGACTCAAGACACGGGGTTTGCGAATCAAGGGCGATGACACGCCGATCGCACCCGGAGAGTTCCGTGACGTAGACGTTGGTTCGGGCACAATCCGTGACAATATCTTGCCACTCCCATACAAGGAGCCAAGCCAGACGTTGTTTAACCTGATGCAGACCATCGTAGACGAAGGTCGTCGTTTTGCCGCGACTGCTGACATGAAGGTGTCTGACATGAGCGCTAACGCGCCCGTGGGTACTACGCTGGCTTTGTTAGAGCGTCAACTTAAAGTTATGACTGCGGTGCAGGCGCGTGTGCACTTCGCGTTGAAGCAAGAATTCAAACTCTTGAAGAACATCATCCGCGACTATACCGACGCTGATTACACATACACACCCGAGTACGGCACGCGTAAGGCCAAGAAGAAAGACTATGACTTGGTGGACGTTATCCCCGTGTCAGACCCCAACGCTGCGACCATGTCTCAGCGCGTTATCCAGTACCAAGCCGTCATTCAGATGGCGCAGATGGCTCCGGACATTTACAACTTGCCAGAACTCCATCGCGGTATGTTGAACGTCTTAGGTATCAAGAACGCTGAGAAGCTTGTGCCGATTGAAGAAGACATGAAGCCAATTGATCCCGTGCAAGAGAATCAGAACGCGCTCAAAGGCACGCCACTTAAAGCGTTTTTGCATCAGGATCACGCCGCGCATATTCAAGTACACATGATGCTGTTACAAGATCCAATGATTCAGCAGTTCATTGGGCAAAACCCACAGGCTCCCAAAATCATGGGCGCAATTACGGCCCACATTGCAGAGCACGTTGGTTACCAGATGCGTCAGAAAATTGAGCAACAACTGGGCATGCCGTTGCCACCCGAAGACGAGAAGTTGCCACCGCAAGTGGAGATTGCTTTGTCGGGCATGATGGCTCAAGCAGCGCAACAGGTACTGATGCAAAACCAAGCACAAGCGGCTCAGATGCAGGCACAGCAACAAATGCAAGACCCAGTTGTGCAGATGCAGATGCAAGAACTACAACTCAAACAACAAGAGTTGGAATTGAAAAAACAGAAAATCATGATGGACGCTGCTGCCAAGGCCGATGCACAGGCTTTGAAAGAGCAAGAAGTCAGCGGCAAACTGGAGTTGGATGCTCTTCGCACAGGTGCGCAAATTAAAGAGAGCGAATTCAAACAGCAGTTTGAACAAGAACGTGCCGGCCTCCAGATGGGCGCTGACATCGCAAAGAGTAAAGCCCAGATGGATTTACAAGCGCGTACTGCTGCGCTTCAAAATAGCAGGAACCAAGGTTCTAGAAAATGATCCAAGACTTCGTACGCGTTTTACGTGAAAAAATACGCACTGACATGAACAACTATGCCGATGACTTGGCTGGCGGTTCGTGCCGTACTTTTGAAGAGTACCAAAAACTCTGCGGGATTATTCAGGGTCTAGCCCTCGCAGAGCGTTATTTAATTGACCTTGCGCAGAAAGTTGAAGAATCAGATGAGTGACATTGATCTAACCCCCGGTGCTTTTGCACTGCCTGAACCCATCCAGCCTCTGGATGCTCCTGAAGCTACTGACGAGCAGAAGGCCACGCAACTCCCAATCCCCACAGGTTGGAAGATTCTTTGCGCCGTGCCGGACATCTCTGAACGTATTGACGGTACAAGTCTGGACTTAGTCCGACCGCTTGAAAGTATGCGCCAAGAAGAAACAGCAACCACTGTGTTGTTTGTTTTAAAAGTTGGCCCCGACGCGTACAATGACACCGCCAAGTTTCCTAACGGAGCATGGTGTAAAGAGGGCGACTTTGTGTTAGTACGTACTTACTCCGGCACAAGATTCAAGATCTTTGGCAAAGAGTTCCGTCTCATCAACGACGACCAAGTTGATGCTGTTGTGCAAGACCCTCGCGGCTTAACCCGCGCTTGAAAGGAAGAATATGGCTACAAGAGACGAGTTTAAATTCCCCGACGAAATTGATGACAAGAAGGCCGCAGAGGTTGAGTTTGAGATTGAAGGCGAGGGCGAAGTAGAGATTGAAATCGAAGACGATACACCCGAACGCGACAGAGGCCGCAAGCCCCTAGACCGGGAAGTGTTGGATCCAACCGAAGACGAAATCGAGTCCTATTCTGACAAAGTCAAGGGACGCATTAAAGAGTTGACCCACGCCCGTCATGACGAGCGCCGTGTCAAAGAAGCAACAATGCGTGAAAAGCAGGAACTTGAGCGTCTAACACAACAGTTGATTGACGAGAACAAACGTCTCAAACAAAACGTTTACACAGGGCAAGAAGCCATCATTGAAGGCGCTAAGTCAAAGGCCGAGAGTGATTTGGACAAAGCCCGTGGTAAGCTGAAAGCAGCACAAGAAGCGTACGATAACGACGCAATTGTTGCAGCCCTAGAAGAAGTTACGGATGCAAAGATTCGTGCAGAACAAGTAAAAAATTATCGTCCTACCCCTTTACAGGAAGAAAATTTTGAGGTACAAACACAACAAACCCAGCCTACAAAGGTTGAGCCCGACGAAAAAACTCTGCGCTGGCAGGCAAAAAACCAGTGGTTCGGACAGCAAGGGTTTGAAGAATACACCAGCTACGCACTAGGGCTGCATCAGAAACTAGTCACAAACGGAGTGGATCCCCGCTCTGCTGAATATTTCGATCAAATTGATGGTCGCATGAAGTCAACGTTTCCTGATTTATTCGGGCAAGCAAATGACAAGCCAAGGTCTGGTGAGGTTCAAAAACGACCTACGACAGTGGTTGCCTCTGTATCTCGTTCTACGAGTGCAGGAAAAATTAAGCTAACTCAAACGCAAGTAGCGTTAGCGAAAAAATTTGGTTTAACCCCACAGCAGTATGCTGTTCAAGTAGCAAAGTTGGAGAACTGAAATGGCTGAAACAATTGACCGCTCAAATCGTGACAATAAGTCACGCGATAAATCTGCTCGTACGGTATACGTACCCCCGAGCAACTTGCCCGATCCGACACCTGATCCAGATTACACGTTTCGCTGGGTAGCGACTCATGTGCTAGGTCAGCCATTAGCCAACAACGTGTCTTTACAGATGCGCGATGGTTATGAGCCGGTGAAAGCAGTGGATCATCCAGAATTGGCCTTGTTTGGTAACAACGCAAACGGCAATGTGGAAATTGGTGGGCTGATGCTTTGCAAGGCTCCCAAGGAACGCGTTGAAGCTCGCGCTGAGTATTACAACAAACAATCCCAAAACCAGATGGATTCAGTTGACAATCATTTCATGCGAAATAACGACCCTCGGATGCCCTTGTTTGCTGACCGCAAGTCATCAACAAGTCGCGGAACAGGATTTGGTTCTGGTTCTAAATAATTTATAGGAGTCTTTTATGGCTTATCCCACGGTAGACGCCCCCTACGGGCTAAAACCTGTAAACCTGATTGGTGGACAGGTATTTGCGGGTTCAACCCGTTTGATGCAAATTGCTAGTGGCTACGCTACTAACATTTTCTATGGTGACTTGGTAAAACGTATCTCGGACGGAACTATCGAAAAAGACACGGGCACAACAACTGCCACGCCTAACGGTGTTTTCTTAGGTGTTCAGTTTACCAACGGTTCAACTGGTCAAGTCCAGCAACAACAGTACTATCCAGCAAGTCAGTCTATTAAGTCTGGCACGCAGATTTTTGCTGTGGTCGCTGATGATCCTGACACATTGTTCCAAGTAGCTGTAGTTTCTGGCACGACTGTTATTACTGGTGTTGGCATTAGCGCCATCGGAAATAACGCAACGTTGGTACAAAACGCTGGCTCAACTACTACTGGTAATTCCAAAGTAGCTATTTTGGACAGCACTGCAACAACCAATACTCTGCCTATTCGTATCATTGATGTAGTTCGGGACACCGCTACTGCTGCCGATAACTTCCCTGAAGTTATTGTCAAGATCAATGCGACTATGCATCAGTACAACAACGCTACTGGCGTATAAGGAGCATAAATCATGGCTATTTCCCGCGCACAACTACTTAAAGAACTGCTCCCCGGCCTGAACGCTTTGTTTGGCTTGCAGTACGCTACCTACGGCGAAGAGCACAAAGAAATCTACGAAACAGAGAAATCTGAGCGTAGCTTTGAAGAAGAGACAAAACTGTCTGGCTTCTCTGCGGCTCCTGTCAAGAACGAAGGTTCTGCCATTGCTTATGACAATGCGCAAGAAGCGTTCACGGCTCGCTACAACCACGAAACCATTGCCTTGGGTTTCTCAATCACTGAAGAAGCGGTTGAAGATAACTTGTACGACAGCTTGTCTGCTCGCTACACCAAGGGTCTGGCTCGTGCTATGGCTTACACCAAGCAGGTTAAAGCTGCTTCCATCTTAAACAACGGCTTCACAGGCGGTGTTTATGCTGGTGGTGACGGTGTTGCTCTGTTCTCTACAGCGCACCCTTTGGTGTCCGGTGGTACCAACAGCAATCGTCCTTCAACCAACTCTGACTTGAATGAAACATCGTTGGAAAACGCTGTGATTCAGATCGCCGCTTGGACTGATGAGCGTGGCTTGTTGATCGCTGCTAAACCTAGAAAATTGGTTGTGCCTCCTGCACTTCAATTCGTTGCTACTCGTTTGCTCGAGACTAACCTTCGTGTTGGTACCGCTGACAACGACATCAACGCGTTGAAGAACAACGGTTCAATCCCTGAAGGTTACACAATTAACCACTACCTGACAGACACCAATGCTTGGTTCTTGTGCACAGACGTTCCTAACGGCTTGAAGCACTTTGAGCGTATGGCCTTGACTACTGGCATGGACGGTGATTTTGACACTGGAAACGTTCGTTACAAAGCCCGTGAGCGTTACAGCTTTGGCTTCAGCGATCCATTGGGTGTCTTCGGTTCACCCGGTTCGACCTGATAAAACAACCCCACAAGGGTACGTTTGAGGCCACCTGCGGGTGGCCTTTTTCTTGTCACAAAGTTAAACTACGATGGACTTGCAGCCGCGGTGGTTGCACTAACACAGGGGCACATCATGAAATTTGAAATGGAATTTGGATACTTTGGTAATAACAAACTTTCTATTGAAACAACTGATTTTGATATGATTCAGATTTTTCAAGAGTTTGTTCAGTTTCAAGAAAACTACGGCTGGGCGGTTGAGTACGTAGCCGTGTCTGATGACGAGTTTGAAGACGAAGATGACACAGAAGAAGAGTTGGACGGCGCTGAAGTTGAAGCTGCCGCAGAAGCTGCGGATAACAAGTAATACTAGGGGGCTTCGGCCCCCTTCTTCTTTTTAGCTTTTTTAACAAGCCGTTCGTCGTGATGGTGTATACGGTGGCAGTTGGCGCATAGCACAATGCACTTTTGAACTTCTTCCATAGCGCGCTTAAATGCCCGATTTTTTACCAATTTATTGACCGCAGCTTCTTTGGTACTGCTGTCTATGTGGTGAAAGTCAAGCGTTGCCGGGTGGTTTTGCCCGCATTTTATGCACGCTAATGTAGCTTTAAAGCTACGCCACTGATCTTTATATGCCTTGGCAGAAGCCTTGCTTGCCGCAATTACAACGGCTTTATTGTTAGCGTAGTACGTACTTGCGTACGTCTTTTGTTTAGTTTGTTTAACAATTTTATCTTTATACGGCATGTTTGATCCGGTACTTCCAATACAACGCCGTTTTTAAACCCCAAGGTTGAGATGGCTCAAACAGTTTGAAACCTATAGCTATCAAACTGTTAGCAGATGCGGGGTTTTGGTTGGTGTCTGTGATGACCCAGTTCATGCCTAACGCTTTGGCTTTGCGAACCCGCGCTTTAATAAACTTCTTCTGAAGCCCGCATCCACGATGAGCGCGTACAACACCTGCCCGACAAAGATACATAGTGTCAGACCAACGACTAGAGGGAACAACACCAGCGAACCCAGCAGCCTCACCGTCCTGTGTGTAAGCGACATACCAGTATCCTTTTGTAATTGGGTAAATTTTATCGTGGGGAAGACATGCTTTTTGAAGCAACGACAGCAACTGCACCACCTCTGGCTGACGGGTATCAACAGGGACAATACGGTATTTCATGCCTTTATGATGCCGAAAGATTGTGACAACAAAAATAATTGTTGCACGCTTAAAAATACCATGATATAAACGCAGTAATCCGGGTCTTCCGGTGCATCAAACAGTCCCGGCTGACGACATACAGATTGATGCGCCTAACTTGTATGTAAGGAAAAATCATGGCACGCACTACGTTTCAAGGCCCAGTCCGCTCATTGGGTGGCGTTTATCAACAAGGCCCAGCTTCCATTGTTTCAATCACCTCCAGCACCACGCTGACTCCTGAAGACCACGGTGGTCGCATTATTTCTGTTGGAGGCTCTTTGGCTTCCGCAGTTACGCTAACTTTGGCAACTATTAGCGCAGCAACAAACCCCACTACTTCTGGCCCCGGTCAAGACCCCAACACACTGAACAACCAAGGCGTTGTTTACACAATCTGGGTTCCTACTTCCATTTCTACAAATTCGTTAAAGATTGGTACAGACGGTACTGACAAATTTGTTGGCACAATTGTTATGAATGACGTTGACACTGACGGCGCTGCATTAGTTGGTTTTTCAGCCGCCGCTGCTAACGACTTTATTAACTTAAATGGCACGACTACTGGTGGTGTTGCTGGCTCATGGGTGCAGATTTTTGCTATTGCCGCACTGAAGTACATGGTTACTGGCACGGTGTTAGGCACAGGCACT